CAAATCAATGTGCTCGTTATTGGTATTATCTATTTCAAGGTGTAGATGTAACACCAGCATTTAGTGCTCAAACATATCGTATTTTTGATAATGGGCACTCTGTCCATACTCGTTTGTATAGTTATTTTAGAGAAATGGGTATTCTAGTGCAGGAAGAAATTCCAGTAACTTACGATAGTCCCCCAATTGAAGGCACTGCAGATGGTATTATAGATTGGTACGGACATAAACTGATTGAGTTAAAATCTATTAGCTCCGAAGGCTTTCACTACAGACAACTTTATAAAAAACCAAAAGATGAACACTATCGTCAAGCACAGATTTATATGCACTGTCTTGATCTTGATGCTGGTTATGTAATTTATGAAAATAAAAATAATCAAGAAATTTTACCTATTTATATTGACAGGGATCAGAAGTTTATTGACAAATTATTCAAAAAATATGAGTCAATTTATCATAATTATCTGAACGGACAGCTACCTGATCATCCTTACAAAAGAACATCAGAGAATTGCAGTTCTTGCGATTTAGCTGCCATGTGTTGGGCGGAGAATGGAGAAATACAAAAAGAAAAAGTGCGCAAATCCGAAATGTTCTAAGGTCTTTAGAGCTAAAGTATATAATGCTATATATTGTTCAGCTGAATGTAGAAGAACAGTTACTAACAAAAAACTTTTAAGGAACTATTATGAAAAGAAAGCAAATAAAGGCAAAAAGAGAATCTGCAAAACTAAAAGCTGTGATACTGTACTCTCAAGGTATAATAAAGAAAATATATGCGAACGATGCAAACAAGAACGATTCGTAAAACGACTTGTTGGTTGGGGCTGGGATGAAAATAAATTGCGTGCGGAGATGGAATAATGCTCAAATCCGCGAAAAAAGTCAAGAAAAACAACAGTGTTCTTGCCATTGATCCAGCTTCTCATTCTTTAGCTTGGGCAATTATTGATTTAGACACATTTGATTTAGTTGCAATAGGAAAAATTAAACTAACAAAGACGCAAGATATATCTATTAAATTTTTTCAAATTGTTACTGGTATTAATTCAATTTGTAATATTTATAAACCAGCTGTTGCTGTTATTGAACAATCTGTGTTTATTCAAAATTTTCAATCAAGTAGAATTATTTCTTATATAATTGGATATACTTGGGGAATATTGGGTAATCATTGTAGTAAAGTTATGGATATTAATCCAATTATTTGGAAACGTGGTATTGGATATAAAAATCTTTCTAATAAAGATAAAGAAAATATTAAAAATGATATATCAAAAGGTTCATTTGAATTAAAAAAGAAAAAAGAAAGAAAAAAACGTGTTCGTGATATTGTTGCAACTAAATTTGATATTTCTAAAATTGATGATGATGACATTGTTGACGCAATTGGCATTGGTATGTGGTATTATTCTTTAGGAAAATCTGATGAAACAAACGCCGTATAAAGATAAATCTTTTTTGTTTGATATGTATGTTAAACGCCGAATGAATTTGACCGATATTTGTAAACTTTTAAAGAAAAATTACAATATTGTGGTTACTCCACAGGCAGTATACAACTGGATTAAAAAATATGATCTTCTGAAGTATCGCGGCAAGGGTCGTAATCTAGCAGCAACAAGTCGTAGACGACCAAAGTCGCCACAGCAACTTGAGATTGAGCGTAGAAAAAGATTATTGCAGAAAAGAATTAGAGATAGAAAGAAGGCTTTAGGAAAATGAGAAGAAGTGTATCTATAAAAGATATTAGTAATTTTGCAAAACTTGACATGATTTATAATCAAGTTCGCGTTATTGAAGCAAAACAAAATGAAACAAAATATAAGTGTCTTGGTTCTGGAAATTGTTGTCGCATTGGTTTAAACATTCACATGGCTGAATGTGCAAATATTGCCTTTCGTCTTCGTCAGCAATATTATTTGACTTTGGAAGATAAAGGTCAAAAAATTGCTGATGATTGGATGGAAAACATTGTTAATGATCTTAAAGAAGCCATGTATGATTCCGATTGGGAAATTGGTGGTGTAACAAAGAGACATTGTGCCTTCTATAAAAATGGCTGCACTATTTATGGGTATAGACCAATGGTATGTAGAACTTTTGGCACTATTACTCATGTTGACGATTACTGCCCCAGAATTAGAAATGCTATGGGAAATATTGATTATTTTGCTGGTGACGGTGTTAGAAAAATTGTGCAGCAATTTCAAGATTATTTAAAAGAATACATACAAGATAAAGATATAGGTTATGATATGGTAGTGTATATGCCCCTTGGCGTGCTTAGTTTTTTGTTAACAACAGAAGAGCTTATTGAGCTTGAAAAAAATACAGATAGTAAATTCTGGAAAGCTGTCCAAGGGTGGTTCAATTATCGTGTTGAATATACAAAAATGTATGGTTATGATTATGATAATTTAGATAAAGAAGCAAAAGCTGTAGGGCTAGAGCTTAGATTTCCAAAATCGGATGACCAATAATAAATTCCTATAGAATATATGATAAAATATATAGGTAGTCATTATTATGACAAATCTTGAACACGTCCCAGAAGAAAATTTAATAGACAAGATTAAGTACGCTGAGCGTGTAGGCATTTTGCATATAAAAGGGTATTCTAATGCAGAAATTGCCAGCCTTACGGCTTCCCCTGTTGATAAAGTAAAAGTTGGTATTAATGAATATAAAAAAATTATTGCAAAACAGGTTGATGAAGATCCATATTTTCTTGAAAAAGTTCAATTTAACACAATAAAAGCTTTACAAGAATTTGAGCAATTAAGTAAAGAAGCTTGGGAAACAGTAAATATCGCTACTGATCACGGCATGGTTCCTGCTCGCATTCAGGCTTTAAAGCTGGCTGGAGAGCTGGCTACAAAAAAAGCTCAATTACATAAACTTCTTTCTGGCGGTCAAACTGATGGGCAATTTATTGCGCGAATGCAAAAAGCTGAAAGTGTTAATCAAATTTTGTCTAGGGTTTTGCGTGATGTAATTTCTCGTCATCCAAATATTGCAGATGAAGTAAGAAAAGAATTGCAAATTGCTTTTGATATTATGAAAGGCGATAGCTTATGAGTTATGTAATGAGACGGATTTTTGTCTGCGATAAAGGTGTAAAATTAGAGGTATCAAGCAATGACTGATTTTATGGGTCTCAACTTAGAACTGACAGATTTTGATAGGCTTTTGCGTTCTGGTGATCTTATAGAAGATCCCGTGCCAATTCAAGTGTTTGTCCAAGATAAAAAATATTTGGGTCTTCCCCCGCTTTCTGAAATTCAAGAAGAAATAGTAAAACATAGTACACAAATTTTTAAAGAGCAGACACTAATATCTTTGTATGGGCAAGAAAATGGTAGTAAATATTACAAGAAATATACAGACAATGAAGTGATTTGTATGCTGGGGAAAGGAAGTGGGAAAGATCATTGTTCTCGCATATCAATTGCTTATACATCGTACTTACTCCATTGTCTTAGGGATCCGTTGAATTACTACGGTAAAGCTTACGGTGTGTATATTGATCTCCTAAATCTAGCAGTGAATGCGCAGCAAGCGCAACGTGTTTTTTTTGAACCGCTAAAAAATTTATTGCTTAACTCACCGTTCTTTAATGAGGTTGGATTTGAACCAAGAGTGCAAGAAATCTTTTTCTTTTCTAGACCAGTAAGGTGTTTCTCAGGTCATTCTGAAAGTGAAGGCTGGGAGGGTTATGAAGTGATGACTGTTGTTCTTGACGAAATTGCAGCGTTTAAAACTGATGCCGAGCTAAAGGGAGAGACAAGAGCAAAAGGGTCGGCTTCAAGTATTTATAACATGAGCAAATTATCTGTTATGTCTCGCTTCCCAGAAGTGGGTAAAGTTATTCTTCTTTCTTTCCCAAGATATAAAGGTGATTTTATCGAGCAGCGTTATTACGGGGCAAAAGATAAAAAAGAGCCCAAAACTTGGTTCATAAAGGCTGCAACTTGGGAAGTTAATCCGACTATTAAAAAAGAAGATTTGATTTCTGAATATATTAGAAATCCAATTGAGGCTGCGTCAAGATTTGAGTGCAATCCGCCAACAATGGAAGACGCATTTTTTAGAGATCCAGATTTAGTGAGAAAAGCATTTATGTATGGAGACAATCCCATTAGCGAAGATGGCTCATACCAAAGATGGTTTAATGGGAATGATAGTCACACTAGATTTATTCATGTCGACTTGGCGTTAAAGCGAGATAGAGCAGCTCTTTCAATGGTTCATTGTTCTGGTTTTAAAGAGGTTAAAACATTGAATGGTGTTGAGCAGTTGCCTGTAATTAATGTTGATTTAGTTCATTCTTGGCAAGCTGGCTCAAATGAAGAAATCAATTTTGCTTCTATTCGACAAATGATAGTTGATCTGTGTAGAAAATTCGATGTAGGTCAAGTAAGTTTTGACCGTTGGCAATCTGTAGAGATGATTCAAAGTCTAAGAAATCAAGGTATAAACGCAAATTTCCACAGCGTTAAAAAAACAGATTATGATACTTTAATGACCGCAATTTATGATGGTAGAATGCGTGGGTATTGGAACGAGTTATTGGTAGAAGAAGAATTATTAAAATTAAAATTATTTGGTAATAATAAAATTGACCACCCAAGTTCTGGCTCAAAAGACTTAGCTGATGCGGTAACTGGTGCAGTATTTGTTTGTGTTCAAAATATAGCTATGAATTCTGAAATTGAAGTAGAAATTCTAAATCCAGATAAATATTATGAAATTAACGAAGATATGCCAGAATTTGGAACAGTTCAGCAGTATAATAGAGATCTAAGTCAGTTCACTCCTGGCTTTAATGAAAAAAAGGTAGATGTCGATAAATGGTTGGAATCCCTCTAAATCAGCCTAACATTAATCCTCAAGAATTGATTGCTGAACTGCTGAAAACAATCAGTAACCTTTATCTTGAAATTTCAATCCTTAGGCTTGAAAACGAAAAGTTTAAAAAAATTATGAGCGTTCAGGCGCAAGAACAGACCAACTAAAAACTTTTTTGGAATTTCTTGTCCATCGGGTTGCGTGTCCTGTCTGGCGGTGCTATCTTGTCCCCTAGCGCAATTGATGAGACAGACTCATCGGTTGACCACATAAACCAAAAACCACAAACCACAGGAGAAATAAAAATGACTATCAATATGACCAAGGTTGAGAAATTCCCAGAAATCTCCCGCGTTGGGCGAGTGTCTGAGGAGCTTCAAAGCATTATCAATAACCTGCACGAGTCGGCCAAGACTAGCCAATCGTTTAGAATTGACAATGTTATTCCTGGCAATGCCTATAACTCTATGCAACAGCGTATTCGTGCGCAGGCCAAGAAGTTTGGCTATCGCGTTATGATTCGTTTTAAGGCTGAGGAAAAGGCTCTCTATTTCCGTGCCAGCAAGCCGAATGAAAAGGTTGCTGTCAAGGCTAGCGATGTCACTGGTGTTACGACCAAGACTGTTGCTAAAAAGTAATAAAAACATTTGATAGTTTTCACCATAAAGGTGGGGTGCAGCAATGCACCCCACCTTTTTTTTATGTATAATATTGAGATATGTTAGGCACAGAACAACAAAATATTGAAATTACC